TGCTTAGTCACTGGGTTGGTGTAAGAACAACCCAAGAAAATGCCGACAGCGCCAGTAGAATTAGCAGTAACCGATTTACGGTTAATCTGCCCGCGAGTCAAACTAACATAATCGCCATAAAAAATAGCGGTCGTGTAGTCGTAAGGGATAGAGTATTCGCGGGTAGAACCTGCAAATACCTGTCCACCGATCAAGTTGATCGGCTTTAGGCCGTAGGGGGCCGATACCGTGGGGTAAGCCATTTAAGGACTCCTATTTATTTAATACCATTTCCAAATCCGCCGCGTGATACTGAAGACTTGCGGTCTGCAAATAACGGCATGCGGGGGTCATTTTGTCGCAAAAAGCTATTGTCCACCGAGTCCATTTGGTTTTGCGCCTGACCATTAAAATAATCAGCCATAGCTTCTGCTTTTTCGGTAGAAATCTTGCAAAGCATGAGTCCACCAATTTCAACATTACCTGACTTTTCATTACCAAGAATCATAAGCTCTGGATGGTCTTCTGCCTTTACCGGCTCATACCCGTCACGCAGTTTGCGTGACACGTTTGGGCGCATTACTTCTGCATTGCCGTATACAGCAGTCGCTACCCAGCGAAACGTGTATCCCGGTTCAGGAGTAGGGTCGGGCAAAGAACTCGACGGTTTATAAACATAGCGAACAGATTTATCGCGTGTCGTCAGATCACGATTTGTACGGTTTTCAGCCATTTTGATTCTCCAATTTTGCTACTTGAACAGCATACTGCTGCGGGGTTAAACCGAATTTCTTTGCTAACGCAACTTGCGTACTTGTTAGCCGAACTTTACCTCCACTCGTAGAACGAGATGCGGAAGCAACCACGGTAGTAGGTCGTCTGGAACCCTCACCGGACGTAGGCCTGTCTTTTGCGCCCTTGAATAAACTAGGGAACGTGGACTGTAAGCGATCATCAATTTGATCGAAGTATTGCTCAGAGCGAGGATCAACCCCGTTTTGTACTAGCTTTTTGTGCAGCCCTAGCGCGTAGCTGGTGTATTCTTCAAAACCATCCGCCCCAAACCACTGGTTTTTTGCCTGCCAGCGCAGGGTTTTTTCGTCAGGGGGAACAGGTTTTGACTGAACTTGTTGCGGTTGTACAGGAAAATCTTCCCTTTGTAAAGGGGTTGGGCGGAAATTTTTTGCTTGCTCAACCCGAATTTTGGCATCCATTACGGCTTCTTGGGCCTCAATAATGGCGTCTGTATCAAAGGCTTCCTGCGCTTCCTTAAGTTTGCGCCGCGCTATTTGGAGTTCCGTATCAACCTTTTGCTTAACCCCCTCAATAACCGCTTCCTGCCCAGAATACACATTTTGCTTGAGGCGTTTGTTCTCCTCCACCAAGTGTTGGGCAAGGTTTTCAAGTTCTATTTTTTCCCGCAAAACGGATTCTTTGACCCGGCGCTCGTCGTGACGGGCGTGGGTTAGTTCCGTAATCCGCTTTTTAACTTTGTCAGAGTAGGACTCAATTTCTTCATCAGTGGGATCAAGTACTTCTTTTTCTAACGGCTTGCGGCCCCGGTCACGTTCAGGGGTATCGTCTTCAATTTCAATGTCAACTTCCGCATTGCCATCAATTTCAATATCTATTTTCTTATCTTCAACTTCGTCTGGGAATTTAAATCCATCAGGCATATTAACTCCTTTAAGCGCGGGTTAATCCGCGTGGGTCTTGCACAACAGCATCAACTTGGTCGTCGTTGATGAGACGGAACTCCTTGCCAAAGATTTTAAATCTTGTACCGGTGTATGTGCGCACCAATACAAAATCGCCTTCTTTGCACCACGGCCCGGTGGGGAACTTGGTTTTGTCGGCATACGCATCTGCACCAACTTTTACAACAAACAACACGGTGGTTGCATGCTCTTCTTGGCGCAAACTGGCAGTATCCCGCACTAAATCAAGTGATGTCCCTGCAATCTTTTGATCGACTTCAGGTACTGCACACAGAATTCTCCACCCTTGTGGGGTAGGTAACTGCGTGGCTTTTTCCTCAGCGGTTGCCTCGGGTTCAGGTGCATCCATTGGTTGGATAGGTTCAGGCAGTGCAAAAGCACCGGGGGACAGATCAATACTATTCATTGGCTCTTTCAACTTTCTCAAGCAGGTCAAGGAGATAACGCTCTGCAAGGGCTAGACCTGAGATAATCCCACAGAGTTTTTGATACTCGTCAAAAGTGCGACACGCTCCTCCCGCCAGATCATCAGCGTAGTTATTCATGTCGGTGCGTATTTTTTCGCGTAATACGCGTGCGAAGTCTTGTATCATGATTTTGGCTTATTAAGTTGATTAATGGACTGCAAAGCGGTCATGGCTTGATCCCGCTTGTCTTTGTTCATTTGCGCACCAAGTTTTAATCCGGCGTGCTCCTGCTCAAAAGTCTGGCGCTGTTGATCGGCTTTTAGCTTTGTTGATAATTTAAGCCCCTCCAATTCCATCTTGCCTGCAATTTCTTGCTCCCGCAGTTTTTGCGCATCGGAGGCAATGGCTGCATCGACCAAGACCTTTTGTTTCTTGGTGTCTGAGTCCTGCTTTTTGATCTGCAACTCTTGCATCTGCATCTGAACTACGGGGTCTTGCATCTGTTGCTGGGCTTGTGCCTGTGCGGCCTGCGCTTGGTTCTGCTGTATGACTTGCTGCGCCGCTTGGGCCAGCATGCCTGAGAGCGCCACCTCAATTTGGGGTGGGAGTTTTTCGTCTTCGGGAGGCATGGGCATACCCAGTTGCTGCTCAATTTGCTGGCGCATCTTGAACCCGGCGTGCTCAGCAATGTGCGCGGTAATCGCCCCCATGATCTTAGGAGCCTGCGGGCTTTGTCCAATAAGCTGCTGGATCATTGGGTCTTGAAGCAGCATCATGTGGACTTGGATATGCGCGTCATGGTTTTGGTACATAAACGCTTTTATTGGCTTGCCGTTGAGGGCCGCTTGGTTTTCCGACACAGGGTCAGTGGGCTTCATATCGTCCTCAATAGGCACGAGTTTGTCCGCGTTTTTAATTCCCAAGACCTCCAACATCCCCCTGTGTAGCTGGGGCATGTCGTAAATATCCGGGGCCATCTGGGCCATTTGGATGACCGCTTGGTATTGAATAACCCGCTGGCTCATGGTCGCCGCATTGGGATCAGAGACGGGGATTAGGTCAACTAAGTCGTAATCACCGCGTTTGGCTTTGCGGCTCCCGTACTCAGGTTGGTAGTTGTAATCATCGTCTGTGTAGTCGCGGATCAGGTTTTTTAGCAGTTTTAACTCCTGCTTGAGTGCAAAATGCACCCGCGCTTGAACCGCCGTCATCACTTTAAGCTGGCGTTCCAGCAATGCCAGCGTTGTCCCCACCGGGGCATTGGCCGACATATCGGACACTTTCATATCAGCCGTTGACGCAAAACGACGGCCTTCCTCCACAATGTTGCCAAGCAAGCTGTACAGAACTTGACTTGGCTCTTTGTATGGAAGGGGGAGAATGTTGTCGCGGATATTGCCCGAGCCTACGTCTACATCGCGCCACTCGCCCGGAGCAATAGGTGTGTCATCCCCCTTGATCCGCAGACCACGGGACTTCAAACCACCGGGCAAGTTAGCCAGCGTACCGGCATCGACCAACTGGCGCATGATGCTGGTAGCCGACTTGGCAAACCCACCGATCAGGTGGAACAGGCCAAAGCCATACGCGCCAAAGCCGGGGATGTACTGATAATGTACAAAATGCTGGCGCTTTAAGCGCAAAATGTCGTCTTCCTTCCAGTTACGGCGGATTGACAGGATGTCGTTTGTACCTTTTATTAGGGTTACTACGTAGGGCAGCATGATTTCGGTAAGCTCACCCTCGTCATCCTCGTCCTCAAACCCTTCCAAGTCTAAGTCTACATGGCACTCATATAAGGTGTAGCGCTCGTCGCCCAAATCGTTGAACCCGGTTTCTTTGTCCTTGGCTTTCTGAATGTCGGTGCGATCTTTGGGCGCATCGGGCAGATCAATGTCCAAGTAAAAGCCCGCCTGCTGTAGCTTTAGTATTTCGTTTTTGGTCTTGCGCATGACATGGGTCACACGGAAACACGTATCCAAGTCAGTGGCCCCATAGGGCAGCAAAATGTCTTCGGCAGGCACAAACATCGACACTTGGCGTCCCAGACTTGGGTCGTAGTACACCTTTTTAAATGCCGAGCCGGTAGCTGGGAGGCTCCACAGCATGCGCTCGTGCTCCGCCCGGAACTCCACCATGTTCTCGGTTAATTCAAAGTTCATGTCCTCCTCAACCCGCGCTGCGGCCTCGCGCACTTGCGGGTCGTCCAACCCAATAATCTTGGTTTTCACCGGCCCACGGGCAGGAAATGTTTCAGTAATAGTCTCAGCTTGAAAGCGCACTACCGCCTCGGTAATCATAGGGTGAAACACACCACACGCGCCTTGCCACGGCTCCGTGCGATCCTCCATTTGCAAACCTAGCAGTTTTAAACCCTCAACGTAGGCCTTCTCCCACTCCTTGCGCGAAGACTTGTCGTTGTCAATATCCCCAGCCAAGTCGCCTGCCAAAGATTGCAGCGCCCCATCGGTAAGGTGATCGGCCAAGTTGTCATCAAAGCCTTCCCCATCCTTGTCATCCCCCGGTTTAAGGCTTATTTCTATGCCGTCTGTGCGAATATTTACTTCTTCCGGGTCAATAATCTCAATCTCCAAGGGGGATTCGTCCTGCGCTAAGGCATCAATGCCTACGGGTTGCTGGTACAGGGCTTTGTCTACATTAGTTGCCATATCAAATCCTTAAAAACTCAGTAATACGCCGCACGGCGCTTGAAGTAAATCGGGTCATCTTTCTCGTCACTGTCCAGTGAGATAAACCCACCCTGCCGGTAACGCAGCAGGGCTTGGCTGGTGGTGTCCACAAAGTCGTCATTATCTCCATTGGGGAACGAGGCCACTTCCTCAATTACTTCCCGCGCCCACCGGGTATCTGGAGCCCAGACTTTACCCGAAGCAAACAAATCAGCAATAGCGTTGACCCGCACGATCTTGTCGTTGCCCCGGCTGGGGTTTGTTTCCTGTACTGGTATGCCCATTGCCCGAAGTTCTTGGATCAATGGCGCACCCGCCGACTTTTTCTCCACAATGAACGCGTCGGGCTCCCACTCTTTCCAATGTTTTAACGCTGCCGCCTTGAGGTCGGGGAATGTCATACGCTCTTTGAACGCGTCCAACAAAATTATCTGAGCCTCGTCCTTTTCGTCCTCGTTGTAAAACACGCCCCATGTTGTGCAGGCGGAGTAATCCGAGTTGTTTTTTACTTCGTGGGCCGTGTCCCACGATTGGATTATGTAGTCGCACTTGGGCGGCTCTTCGGGCTCCCATATTCTCCAAAGTTTGCGGGAGATGATTGCCGCAGCATTGGATGTGGGCTGCTGCATGTACTGGGCGTTCCAGTACTGGGGGTCAATGGATGCCTTGGTTGTCTTTAACTGCTCCAGCGGCCACTGCTCAGGCCAAAGGGACTTCTCGTCCTCGGTTCCCTCGTTCAATATAGCAGGCAGTTCTACGATCTCCCACGGCTCCGCGTCGGGGTTCTTGGTCTGGTAGTCGATCAGCCGCCCGGTCAGGTCAAGTTTCCCCCAGCGCGTCATCACAATGATGATTGCCCCTCCGGGCATCAGGCGCTGCAAGGGGCCAGTCTGAAACCACGACCACGCTGTATCAAATGCTAGGCGGCTGTTAGCCTTTACGTCCTGCTCAGAATGGGGGTCATCAACAAC